AGATATCTGAAGGCAAGCTTTGAGCATGGCTATGGGCGCAGTCCGGCAATGACGGCGCTGGCTGATACCAAAATGCTCAACAAGATGTCTGAGACAGTCATCAGGGCAGCACAGCTGCAGATACACCCGCCCTTGCTGGTGCCTGATGATGGATTCCATATGCCAGTGCGTACAGTGCCGGGCGGTCTGAACTTTTACAGATCCGGCACCAGGGACAGAATTGAGCCGCTCAATATTGGCTCAAACAATCCTTTGGGCAATGACCAGATGGAACAGCGCAGGCAGGCAATACGCTCTGCGTTTTATGTAGACCAGCTAATCCTGGGCAACAGCCCCAACATGACAGCAACAGAGGTGATACAGCGCACAGAAGAAAAAATGCGTCTGTTGTCACCTGCTATGGGCAGGCTGCAGTCTGAGCTGCTGCAGCCGCTGATTGAGCGCATGTTTGCATTGCTGACAAGAAAGAAAGCTTTTGAGCCTGCGCCAGACTTTATGGCGGCAAGTGATATTGATATTGAATATGTCTCACCAATGGCTAAGGCGCAGCGCTCAGGCGATGTTCAGTCTGCTATGCAGATGTTCCAGTTCCTGCAGCCGCTGACACAGATAGACCCATCTGTTGTTGACTACATCGACACAGACGGCCTAGCCCAGCATATCGTGAAAGTAACAAATGTCCCGGCCACAGTTGTGCGGGGGCAGACAGAGGTAGCGCAGCTGCGCGCGCAACGCCAGCAACAACAGCAACAGATGATGGAGCTGCAACAGGCCGCACAAGCCGCACAAGCAGCTGGTGAGGCCGCGCCTGCGCTAAGGGCTGTAGATGATGTAAGCGAAGAAACACAGGCTGGCCTAGCGCAGCTGTTGGGGCAGTAAATGGCATATACACCAGATCAGATTAAGGACGCCTATGTCTCTGTCTTTAAGGGCGAAGGCTCAAAGATTGTCCTCGATGACATGGCGCAGCGGTTTTGTATGTATTCACCAACCTTTGTGCCGGACAGCAACGAGACAATATTCCGCGAAGGGCAGCGCTCTGTGCTGCTGTTCATCAATTCAATGTTAACTGCAGAAAAGCGAAAGCAGAAGATTCAAGAAGAGGAAAGCTAAATGTCAGAAGAGCAGGTAGCGGAAGCTCCAGCAGAAGCTGGGCAGGCACCGTCTGTTGAAAGCACGGCAACAGAATTTAATTTTAGAGATCACATTGATGAGACACTGAGGGACGACCCAAGTCTGGCGTCCTATAAAGATATAAACGGCATGGCCAAGTCGCTCATCAACGCCCAGAAAATGGTGGGCGCTGATAAGGTAGCCATACCCGGCAGCTGGGGCACTGAGGCTGATTGGGATCAGGTTTACGATAAACTGGGCAGGCCGGGCGAAGCGTCAGCCTATGAGCTGGACGCAGGCGAAAACGCTGTAGAAGAAAATGTAAACTGGTTCAAAGAAACAGCGCACAAAATTGGGCTGAACCAGAACCAAGCACAAATGCTGCTGCAAGAATATAACGAGCGCATGGGCAGCCAGACCGCAGTAACAGAAGAGCAGCTAGAAGCAAACAGGACAAAGCTGGAAACAGAACTGCGCGCAGATTTAGGTGAACAGTTCGAGCCGACACTGCGGCAGGCAAACAGTGTGTTAAATGAATTTGAGGCATCAGAGCTGACAGAGCTGCAGCTGGCAGATGGATCTCTTTTGGGTGACAACCCGGAGGTCATACAGCTGTTTGCCAACATAGGCGCCTTTATGCATGAGCGCCTGGCAGAAGATAGCTTCAGTGGGCGCGAGAGTGAGCCGGGGCTTACCAGCGGTGATATAGCTAAAAAGCTATCAGATATCACAGCGCCCGGCAGTCCATACTGGGATAAGACACACCCAGACCATGACCGTAGTGTGGCAGAAGCTCTGCGACTTAGGGGGCTGTAATGTCGCAATCAGAATTACGGCTGGAGTGTTTGAAGCTCGCAGTCAGTTATGGCTCGATACAGAACATCAAGGATCCTATCGAGCTGGCAGATACCTACTTAACGTGGGTAAAAAAATCTGAGGATAAGCCCAGCGCCCCTCAGCGCAAGCCTTTGAGAAAGGCCGACTAGCTAGCGTAACTAGCAGCAAGGTCTGGCTTTGCCAGATAGCCAAGCGCAGCAATCCAACTTAAACTGAAAGAGGTCTGTGATGAGTACAGAAATCACCACCGCCTTTGTTAATCAGTTTTCGGCAAACGTCCAGATGCTATCACAGCAAATGGGTTCTCTGCTGCGAAATGCTGTAGATGTCGAAACTGTTAACGGTGAAAAGGCATTTTTTGATCAGGTAGGTAGCGCAGCTGCTGTCCTGAGAACCACTAGACATGCGGATACACCGATTGTCGATACACCCCATAGCAGACGTATGGTCACAATGGCCGACTATGAGTATGGCGATCTTATCGATGATCAGGACAAAGTGCGTCTATTGATTGACCCCACAAGCACCTATGCTCGCGCAGCTGCTGCTGCTATGGGCAGGGCAATGGATGATGTTATCATTACTGCTTTTCTTGGCGATGCTAAGACAGGCAAAGATGGCAGCACCACAACGTCATTTCCAGCTGCCAACCAGATTGCATCTGGCTCAGGTGGATTGACCATTGCAAAGCTTGTTGAGGCAAAGCAGAAGCTTGATGCGAACTCTGTTGATCCATCAATCCCACGTTACATTGTTGTGTCACCAAAGCAGATTTCAGATCTGTTGAATAACACAACCGTAACTTCAGCGGATTTCAACACAGTGCGTAGCTTGGCAACTGGTGCGATTGATTCCTTTGTCGGCTTCCAATTCATAGTTTCAAACCGTTTGCCTGTTGATGGCTCGTCAGATCGGCGTGTTATCGCATGGGCGCAGGACGGCATGAAGGTAGCGATTGGTAAAGAGCCAACAAGCCGGATCGATGAGCGAGCTGATAAGAGCTATGCAACCCAAGTTTACTATAGCCAAACATTAGGGGCGACCCGGATGGAAGAAGCTAAAGTAATCGAAATCAAATGCAGCGAGTAAGGAGGCGAGATTATGGGTACTGTATATTCAACACAGCGCACTAATTCACGCGCAACTCCTGCTGTTATGAACAAGCCGAATGAACTTGGTGGCCGGGTTCGTGTTGCACATGGTGTTTATGAAGCATCATCATTGGCAGCCGATGAGGTCATTGAAATGTTCATCCTGCCAGACGGCGCGCGCATTTTGCACGGCCAGCTGGCACATGATGCATTGGGTTCATCGACCACATTAGCAGTGGGTCATGGTGCTTACGTTAATCGCGCAGGCACAACAGTCGCTCTAGATGCTGATGAGTTCAAGGCAGCTGCAGCTTCTACATCTGCTCAAAAGGTAGATGTCGCAGCAACGCTGGCGCTTGGCTCAGGCATTGAGATTGATGCAAACGAAGATGGCTACCCTGTCACAGTCACCCTTGCTGGTGCAGCTGGTACAGGAACCATCGAGCTTACAATGTATTACGTTGTAGACTAAACGAGAGGCGAAACATGGCATCGGTAGTTGATATCTGTAACAGCGCGCTGAACATGATCGGCGCGTCAAACATATTGGCTCTGACAGAGGACAGTAAAGCTGCGCGCATCTGCAACCAGCGCTACACCTTTGTTCGCGATTCTGTGTTTCGCTCTCACCCTTGGAATTGTCTTATCAGGCGTGTAAGCCTGACGCCGGACTCCGAAACGCCGGAGTTTGATTTCTCGCACCAGTATACACTGCCGACTGACCCTTTCTGTTTGCGGGTGTTGCGTCTTGAGGATGCAGACACTGTCCACAAAATTGAAGGCAGAAAAATACTAACAAACACCAACCCTATAAAAATGATGTATGTGGCGCGGATTGAAGACCCAAACGAGTATGACCAGCTGCTGATTGAATCTATCTCAGCCAAACTGGCCAGTGACATTAGTTATGCTTTGGTGAACAGCACCAGCCTGACACAACAAATGCAAAATATGTATGAACAAAAAGTGAAAGAGGCGCGCTTTGTGGATGCGACTGAAGGCACACCTGAGCTGGTGACAAACAACAACAGCACAGTGTTTGTTGAAGGTGATCAGTTTATAGCATCGAGGTTCTGATGCCAAAGGTCACCCTAAGTAAATCTAACTTTACAGCTGGTGAGCTGACGCCAAGACTGTTTGGCCGGACAGACCTTGGCCGTTATGACAATGGCGCCCAGACAATACAAAACTTTTTGGTGCAGCCGCATGGCGGCTTATCCAGGCGACCTGGCACTAAGTTTGTTAGAGAGGTCAAAACCAGCGCCAACG